CCACAATCGCAGTTGTTCTGCATATGACAATGCCATATGCTTAATTCCCACAAGATTCAAGGCAACATCAAACTTACTGCGCCAGTAGTTATATACCTGAACGCCATGAAAATGCAATTCATACAAGGCATCATCCACATTCAAACATACCTGCTCTACTGGATCATTTCCAGTTCTCACCCAGTTGACCATCTCCACAATGTCATCCACACTACGGAGTGGCACATGCACACCATGCTTCTCTGACCATTGCCATCGTCTTTGCAAGAATGTTACATCACTTTGCTCTTCGTAGACACCCATGACGGCATTCTTCTGTGCTGGAGTCATCTTCATTCCAATACGTGCCATTTCTTCTGCAAGAGATAGCTGATTGAACCAAGATGCTCGCGGATGCACAATTGCTATATTGTCATCCCCATATGAGCACAATGAAACACATCGTCTCATCTGCTCAGGACTCGCTAACAGCGGGTCCTCTCTTCTTGCCACTTGCGTAAAGCAATAGCGATAGAGTACAGAGACCAATATAGAGTTCAAGATCGCTGTCATGGGTTCTCCTGAAGGATGAGTTCTATTCATTTGCCAAACATCGTTATATATGATATAACGAGGTTCAGCAACACAAGCAAACAATGCTTCCATCTTATATGAATTCTCACGTCCCAAGATATCAAACACTTGCTTCACAACCGAAAACACAGACCACATCATCTGACTGGATATAGTCTTGTCAAAGGCCTTGAAGTCAAGTGCCATCCACTTTGAGCCGTGAGTCTTCATTGAAGACAAAAGCATTTCCCACTCAAGTGAATACACATCAATTCCAATTGCATGCTCCAATTGTTTCCGATGCTTCATGTATGCGGCAGCAAATCGCAAGAAATACTGTCGAAACCTGATAACATGAGCCACATTTGAAGCAGCAAACACTCGAGTTTTTCCAGCTGCCACTTTCTCCAAAGAGCGACGTTCATCTTTAAGAGTACATACAAAATACACTTCAGGGATCCGGCGTTGTTCAAGAGCTGAGTCAATTTTGTTCAACTCATTTCTCAACAAACCATCTCCAATTGTTGCATTTGGCAGTTCTCCTTCAAACAAATGCCGCTTTCCTGATCCCGGTGACATCTTGGACAAAGGAAATCCAGGTGAAGACCCCATATTAAGAGCATCTATGAACTCCACACCTGGAATCCCATTCACTGCTTCGCTTTCTGTCAGCATACTTAGATCTTCTTCACTCACATGCTGTGCAATCATTTCAGCAACACATCGTGTACATTCAGCAAGCAAAGCATTATCCATTGGTGTATTTGCATCAAACGCTCCAGCCAAACCTTCAACCATCGGCGATATACGCTTTACATTTACCGTCAGTGGTTT